CATAGCCTCACAAGGTAAGAACGTACTTTTAGTAACGTTAGAGATGTCTGAGCTCTTATATGCTCAACGTATATGTTCTAACGCAACTAAGATTCCGATGAAAGAATTGCGCCAGAATGGGCCGTCAATTAAGAATGCTATAGCACGTGAAAATGGTAAAGTATTTATCAAGGAATTCCCCCCCGCTACTATTACCCCTAACCAACTTAAAGCGTTTATCAAAAAGTTTAGCGAAAAGGGCATTAAACTAGACGCTATTGTTTTAGATTATCTCAACTTGCTACATTCTACTGTTGGTAATAATTCTTACGAACGAATAAAGAACGTAACCGAACAAGTAAGGGCTATGTCGTATATGTTTGAGTGTCCTATAATTAGTGCTACTCAGCTTAACCGCAGCGGCTTTGATCAAGATAATCCTGAGCTAGCTACTATCTCAGAATCTATAGGGCTTGCTGCTACTGCTGATGTTATTGCGTCAATTTACCAGAATGACGAAGATCGTGAGTTAGGTATTATTCGTTTAGGTATGATGAAGAATCGATATGGTATGAGAGGTAATACCCAAGCTATGAGAATTGACTACTCTACCTTAACTATTGAGCAGGCTGATGATGTGGATCTTGAAGAAGCTGAAGACGATACACTTAACGCTTTAGCAGCGCTTGCAAGATAGAAAAGTCTATATAAATAGACTTAGTGAATGTATTAGTATTTACAGATACTGATTTAGATGGATCTGGTTCAGCTCTATTTATTAAATGGTTATATGGGGCCAAGTTAAACGAGTTTGTTGTTATAGAAACGACAGAATCGATGATTGTTAATGAATTCAACAATCGACAACATTCACTTGATCACTATGATAAAATATTTGTCCTAGATCTATGTTTAAATGCAGACCAAGCAACGAGTATAGACAGATCAAATGTTGTAGTTATCGATCACCACTTATCACACGCTCAAATAAAAGGCAGATATGTAAAAAGTAAAGCTATTGTAGAGAGTGCTCCATCATGTATAGGATTGTTAAGAGATAAATTTAAATCTCATATAGAGTTAACCGAAGCGCAAGACAACCTTATCGATTATATTGATGACTATGATAGTTATGGTCTTAAATACAAAGATTCGTTTAAACTTAACGCTATTCATACAACATACAATAGACCAAAAGTTGATAAGTTTATTGAAGCCTATAAAGATGGTTTTAAGCCATACACAGTACAGGAAAAAAATGCTATAAAGCTGTTTATACGGAAGTTTAGAGATCAGTTTAACGACGGTATCCATATCGGTATGATTAAAAACTACAAAACAGTGGCGATTTTTGCTGATTATGCAATTAGTGAGGTCGCTAACTATATGGTGACTAAACACGATGCGCAAATAGGTATAGTCGTTAATATAAAAACTAATACAGTATCATTTAGGCGGTGTATGCATTGTGATATCGATCTTAGTATATTAGCTAAGACTTTCTGCGCCGGTGGTGGCTCGCATAAACTAGCAGGTGGTAAGTTAACAATGGAATTCGCAAACTTAATTAAAAATTTTAAACATGTCCAATAATCTACCTTCAAGCTCACTCATAAATTATGAAACTGAACACTTATTACTTTGTTTTTGTACATACTGTAGTTTGTTAAAAGGTAAAAAGCTATCACTTCAAAATGTGTTTGTGTTGTTTCTTAAAGAAAAACGGCTGCGAGACCTACTAAAGCAATTATTAACAGTTGATACTAGCTTCGAATTAGTTAAAATATTCTTAGAGTTTGATCCTACGATCTCACAATCTAAGTACATTACAAAGTACTTAAATAATACTAAGAATATTGATATATGATAAGCAAAAAGGAAGAAGCAATTTACAATAGTTATTTGTATGCTTCTAGATCCGCTAAAAACAAGCCAACACGGTTTAGGAAAGACTTTAGTAAACTTAAAGATGAAGATTTCGTGGCTGTTAAGAAATTATCGTTATTTTTTAACAAGCATAGTAACATAAACTACCATGATTGGTTTATAGCACCGTTTAAAGTATACTCTAAAGATGATTTTTATGATTTAAGATTCTATAACACTCGTAAAGCTCTAAAATGCTATACTGTGTATATGAAAGAGAAAGAAGTCACTGATCCGGATAGTAATGATAGTATTGAGGCTCTTAAAGGTGGTCTAAAGTTTGTAGTAGGATTTTGCAATACTCATAAATTAACGTTACCTCAATATATAACACATATTACAGGTAATATGCCAACCTTTTTATTACACCTTCAGGAACATAAACTTAACTTCTACCTACTACATGCATTAAATGTAGATTCTGTAGTAAAGACAGTAGAATCAAGTGTGTTAAATTTTCTTGTTCAAGACTTTTTTAATATATTCTCACAGACAAGAACCAAATTTTATAGTTCTACTGTTCTTAAGGTTAAAGCAAAAAATGGTGTAAAAATTATTAGTGATACGCTTGACTGTGAAAGGAACTAGCGTATAATACATGTATGAGTGCATTTAATATGTCAATGTTCGAAAGCATCAAAGGAGCTCTTGCTTCAAGTGAGAGTAAAAACCAAAGTAACTATAACGAAATCCTTACCTGCAAGCCAGGTAATACCTATACAATAAGACTTCTGCCTTTCGCGAAGTCTCCAAAAGATACATTCTTCCATTATTATAATCATGGTTGGGTGTCTTTTGCTACTGGGCAATATGTTCAGGCTCTAAGTCCTCAGACTTTTGGAGAGCGTGATCCTATTGCAGAAGAACGATTCCGATCATCTCGAATGGGTACGGAAGAAGAAAAAGAAAAGGCTCAAGCTATTCGTCGTATTGAAAAATGGCTTGTTAACTGCTACGTAATCGATGATCCTACTAACCCTGATAATAACGGTAAAGTGAAGATGCTCCGGTACGGTAAGCAGCTTCATAAGATCATTACTGAGGCTATTGAAGGTGAAGATGCTGAAGAGTTTGGTCCTCGTATCTTCGATCTAGGTGCTGAAGGTGTTAACTTTAAAGTTAAGGTAGAGCAGCAAGGTGATTATCCGACGTATGTTTCTTCTCGCTTTACTACAGCTGGTAAGATTGACTTATCAGAAGATCAGCAGAAAGAAGTATACGAAAATGTATTTACTCTGACTGACGTCTTCCCGCTACGTTCGTATGATGAACTTAAAGATATGCTTAATGAGCATTACTTTATGAAAGTAGAAGAAGAAGTACAAGCTCCAGCTCCCGTCGCTACTGAAGCTGCTCCACCATGGTCTGCACCAGCTACAGAAACTGCTCCTGTTGTTGAAGCAACTAGTAGTGTTAGTGTAGAAGATGATATTGATGAGCTACTTAAGGATCTGTAATAATGACTCCAAACGAAAAGTCAGCGTTATTACAGTTTATGGGAACTGTATACGGTGAGCAAAAAAAACAAGATACGATGTTAGTTGGCCAATCAACTAATCTAAGACCTACTTCAGATGGTGTTAAAGAAACATTTGATAGGACTTTAAAAGCACCAACAGTAAATGAACCTTCAAGACAAATTCAACAAGCTCCTGTCCAAAACCCTCAGCAAACTACACCGGCTCCTTCCGAGGGGCCGGCTGTAGCCCCGGAACCGGTATCAGTAGAACAAGCAACACGTGAGTTAGCAGAAATAGCTACCCCTATACAAGAAGAAGTAATTCAGCAACCAGTAACGCAAGAAGTTGTTGATATTGATCCTAACCAATTTGAGTTCGATTTTTCTGAACCTGCTAAGTTAGATAAGCTTATTGAATTAGCAGAAAAACAAGCAAAGGGTATTGATAATGTAAATAATAATCTTAAGGAATTAATTAAACTTCAACAATGGCTAATTAAGTCTAATAAGGTAAAATTAACAAGTAATGGATCGCGTCCTAAAAATAACAAATCGTAGTGAGTTCTTAAGATACCTAGATTCGGTATCTAAGATTAACGATAGTGCTATTTTTGAAATAAAGCCCGAGGGTATTAGCTGCTTAGTTTCATCGGCAGATAGTACTCTTGTGCTATTTTCAGAGTATGCCTTAGCTTCTGAATTTACAACTACAATTAACGTTCCAGATATTAAGAAGTTATTTCGTGTTGTTGAGACAATTAATGAAGATGTTGTAAATCTTAATATTAATGGTAATAATATAGAGTATAAAGGTAAAGGTATTAAATTTAAATATCATTTATTTGAGGAAGGCTTTTTATCTAAACCTAACTTAAACTTAGATAAAATCCGAAGCTTTAAGTTTGATATTACTTTTGAGGTAGCTAGAAATACTATACAACAGCTATTGAAAGGTAGTACATTCGCATCAGAGACTAATAAGGTATATCTTTATACAGAAGACGGTGAGTTAAAAGCAGAGTTAACAGATAGAGCTCGACATAATACAGATAACTTTGCTATTACTATTGGAAAGGCAGATTATAGTTTGAAGCCGCTACCAGTTAACTTCGATAATATTAGATTACTATCAAACGTAAATGATACGTATGGTTTCAATATAAACACAGACTATGGCGTAGTAGTTATTGATAATTGCAGTGATCATACTAAATTAAAGTATATTATATCCTCCTTAACACAATGATTAATAAACATACAAAAAATAAACTTAAAACAGCTGGTTACTTTATTAAAAGATTACGTGATAGTGGTTTTGAGACTGTACGTATCTTTAACGGGTACGGTGATGCTGACTCGCGTAAGTGGACTGTGTTAGTTGATCCTGGTAATACTTCACTGTTTATAACATGCTTCGAAAATAGACCGTTTATAAATGAGTTTTTATTTGCGTTTGATGATGGTAACCGTATTTTTAAAAATGGTTATAGTTTAAAGACCTATTCTATTGAAGTTGTAGTTAATAAGCTACTTGACAACGGAGTGTCGCAGTTAAAGGATAAATAAATTTATGAGCGAAGAGCAAGAGCCTGACGATGAAATACGTGAACTTATAGAAGCAGCTCTTAAATCTAATTTAGATAATCAAAAGGAATTTAAAAGTAGAGGTCAGTTAATCGAAGCTATTAAAGCAATAGTCTTCGAGTACTTAGATAGCTTTATAGTTATTGGATACGACTTCGACGGTAAGGTTGTACAGTTAGAAGGAGCACCTTCTAGTCAACAGCAAGACGCATTAGACACTTTACTCGTAAA